CTGGCACAAGCCGAACGCCATGCCGAGCAGCGCCACGGATCGACCAACCCTCGCGCATGAGCACCTGTTTCTGCTGGCGAAGTCGCGGCGCTACTACTTCGATCTGCCCGCAATCAAGGAGCCGTATGACCGCCCGCTGGAGCGCTGGGGCGGGCCGGCCAAGCGGCTGACGGATCATCTGAAACCTGGCAGCCCTTACGCCGCGGCGCACCGGCCGCGGCTGATGCGGCCGGATGAGAATGGGCGGCATCCGCGCTCGGTGTGGACGATTCCGGCCCAGCCATATCCGGAGGCGCACTCCGCCACGTTCCCGCCGAAGCTGGTCAAGCCGTGCATCCGAGCCGGCAGCCGGCCCGGCGATCTCGTGCTGGATCCGTTCTGCGGCAGCGGCACGGCCGGGGTCGTGGCGCGGGCGCTGAAGCGGCGGTTTGTGGGCATTGAGCTTAAGCCCGAGTACTGCGAGATGGCGCGGCGGCGGATCGCGCAGCAAGCACCGCTCGTTGAGCAATCGATCCTGAGCACCTCGAGCGGCTGATGCCTGAGACCTTCCACACCGTCGAACTCATCCCGGTCGAGCGGATCCGGGCGAACGACTACAACCCCAACGCCATGGCCGCCACCACCTATGAGCAACTGGTGGCCAGCATCAAAGGCCGCGGCTTTCGCAGCGCCATCTACGTGCTGCCGGCGGATCAGGACGGGATCCACACGATCGTGGATGGCGAGCACCGCTGGCGGGCGGCCAAGGAAAGCGGCTTAGTCAACGTGCCCTGCGTCGTGCTTCCGGCCAACCAGGACGAGGCGATGATGGACACCATCGCCATGAACCAGCTGCGCGGGAGCCTGGTGCCGGTCAAGGTCGCGCTGGTCATCGCCGAGCTGAGCAAGCGCATCCCTGTGGATGTCCTGGAAAAGGAGCTCGGCTTCGAAGACCGCGAATTGGAGGACCAACTGGAACTCCTCAAGCTGCCGGATGACATCGGCAAGACCATCGAGCTGCAGGCCGAGATGGAGGAGCGCGAGGCGCTGCAGGTCGTGACCTTCGTGATGCGCAAGCCGCAGGCCGAGCTGGTGGAGCACGTCATCAATGAGATCGAGAAGGAAGTCGACGGACCGAATCGGCGCGGCCAGGCGCTGGAGATGATCGTGAAGGGCTATGTACGGGCCGCAGGAAAGCCTGCGCCTGAGGCGGCCGGCGGAGGACAAGCCGGAGAAAGAACCCATGACGCTGACGGTTGAGCAGTCCTCGACACCCCAGGCGGCAACATCCCAGCGGTTGACGGATGACGAAGTAAGGGAGCGCGCGGTCAAGATTTACCGCTATGTGCTGCGCGGCCTTCGAGGCTCCGATATTGCCAAACTGGAAAACCTGCCGGTCCGGACGGTGAACTGGTACATCGAGGAAGGCGGGCGCCTGCTGGGCGGCGAGCTCAAGCTGATGGTCAAGCGGGGGCTGCTCCGCGAGTTCCTCCTGCACTGCCACGAGCGCAAGAAAGAACTCTGGTTCAACTACACCGCGGCGAAATCCGTGAAAGATCGCGTGCGGTGCCTGCAGCAGCTGGCGGAGGAAGACCGCACCGCCCTGGATCTGGCGGAGCGCATGCGGCTCATCGACCAGAAGGCGTACAAGCTCGACGGCACCCTGACCTTGGCCGACGTGATGCAACTTGCCAATGACCACAGCCACCCTGCCCGAAATCGAGTCGCTGGGCTGCTCGCCTGACGCGGCGCGCGCCCTGCAAGCCCGGCTGCAAGCCGACTGGCGGTTCTTCTACCAGAAGGTGCTGCAAGGGCCGCCGCTCTGGGCCAAGCAGGAGCTGCTCTGGGATTCGGTCATCGCGCATCAACGGACCCTGGTGATGAGCGGGCATGCGACCGGCAAGGACTTCACGATCGGACGGCTCGTGCCGTGGTTTCTGCTGGGCTGGGCGCCGGCGATCGTCATCACGACAGCACCCACCGATCGGCAAGTCCGCAAGGTGATCTGGGGAGAAATCCACGCCGCCGTGCGCCACAGCCCGATCGAACTGGGCGGCAAGCTGCTGGAACAAGAGTGGGTGCTGGGCGAGAAGCACTACGCGATCGGCTTTACGACGCGGGACTATGCGAACGCCAGCCAGCGCTTTCACGGCTTCCACCAGGAGCACGTGCTCATCGTGCTCTCCGAGGCGGCCGGGATCCATCCGACGATCTGGGAGTCGCTGGAGGGCCTGGCGATCGGCGAGCATGTGCGGATCCTGGCGGTCAGCCAGCCGACCGGCGACGCCGGGCCGTTCTACGAGGCGATCCGGACAGGCTGTCGCAAGGGGGTGGAGTGCCGTTGCGCCAACTGGCATCTCCTCGACATGTCCTCCTGGGAAGCGGCCGAGGCGAATGCGCGATTGGGGATCAAAGGCCTCGCGACGACGGCCTGGTGCGAGGAGCGCAAAGCCCAGTGGGGCGAGGACTCGCCGCTCTATCAGGCCCGGGTGCTTGGGCAGGTGCCGATGACCAGCGTGGATCGGATCATCGCTCTCTCCTGGGCTGTGCGCGCGACGGAGCTGGAGCTGTCAAGCGACGGGCCCGGCGGGGTTGGCGTCGATGTGGCCTGGAAGGGCGACGACGACTCAGTCATCACGGTCGTGCGCGGAGCGCGGCAGACGCGGCGCGAAGTCCTCCATGGGCAGGACACGATCCAGGTGACCGGCCGGACGCTGCAGGTGCTCCGCGAGGAAGGACTCAAGAGTATCGCAGTGGATGTCGGCGGTATCGGCGCCGGCGTGTACGACAACCTGCAAGCGGCCTCGGGTGAGCTGACCTTAAACGTCATCGGGGTGAACTTCGGCGCGAGAGCGGACGAGGAAACGCTGTATGTCGACAAGGCCGCGGAGATGTGGTGGCAGCTGCGCGAGGAGCTGCGGCTGGGGACCTTTCAGACGCTGCCCGGCGATGAGCAGATCGCCCAGATGACCAGCCGGAAGTGTGCGCTCGACAGGAAGGGTCGGATCCAACTGGAGAAGAAAGACGAACTGCGCAGGCGCGGCCTGCCCAGCCCGGATCAAGTCGATTCGCTGGTGCTGGCCCGCGAAGCGCAGCGGCAGCACGACAGCCTCGATCTCATCGTGCTGACCGCCGAGAAGCAGGCCGAGGAAGATCAAGCGGTCTGGACGGTGCTGTGATGGCGAAGGACGGGCTGAAGACCGTGTGCTCCCTGCTGGTGCTGGCCGGTATCGGCAGCGTCGTCATCGGAGCGTTTCTGAACAGCGTGGTCGCTGGCTGCGTCACGCTGGGAGTTGGGTTGATCCTCGTGGGCATCCTGGGACGAGCCGGGTTGGAGCGTTGAGATGGCGCTAGACCTCCTGGCTTCGATCGTGCGGCAAGCGCCCAAGCCGGTCTTCCCGACCGTGATGGCGGGCGAGACGGCGACGGGCCGGATCACGCCGCGCAACTACCCGGCGATGGTGCAAGCGGACAACTCCTGGGTCTACGCCTGTGCGCGGGTCAACGCGCAGAACGTCGCCAAGGTCGAGCTGCGGCTGTTTCGGCGGCTGGGGGCTGGGAAGCGCGAACCGGTCCAAGAGCATCCCTGGCTGAAGTTGCTGCGGACGGTCAATCCGCACATGAACCAGTTCGATCTGCTGGAGCTGACCGATCTCTACCTCGAGCTGATCGGCAACGCCTACTGGTATCTCGCGCCCCAGCGGCTGACGAATCCGATGAGCGGCCAGCGCATCCCCGGAGAAATCTGGGTGCTCATGGGCCAGTTCGTGCGGATCGTGCCGGGCCGCCAACAGTTGGTGGACGGCTATCTCTATACCCCGCCGGGGACCGCGCAGCCGATCGCGTTCGGTTTCGAGGAGATCGTCCACTTCAAACTGCCGAGCGCCGAGAGCCTGTACTACGGCAAAGGGTGCGTGGAGGGCGGCCGCTTCGCGGTCGACAGCAACGAGTTGCAGAAGCGCTATGAGATTGGCCTCTTCAAGAATATGGCGCGCCTTGAGGGTGTGCTCTTGACGGACAAGGACATGAGCGAGGAGCAGGTGCGCCGGCTGCGGACGGAGTGGAACCGGCTCTATCAGGGCGCGGACCGGGCCGGCAACATCGCGATCCTGCAGCGCGGCATGAAATACGAAGCGGTCGCCGCCACGCCCAAAGACCTCGATTATCTGCGCGGGCGGATCGCCACGCGGGAGGAGATCTGCGCCGTCTTCGGGGTGCCGCCCTCGAAGCTGGGGCTGGTGGAGGACGTCAACCGGGCGAACGCCGAAGCCAACGACCTCACCTATCAGAGCGAGACGATCCTGCCTCGGCTGCGCCGGATCCAGGAGAAGCTCAACGAGCGGATCATGCCGATCTACGATCCGACGCTGGAGGTCGAGTTCGACAATCCCGTGCCGCGCGACAACGAATACGCGCTGCGCAAGCGCGACTCGGATCTGGATCGCGGCGTCATCACCATCAACGAAGTCCGGGAAGATGACGGCAAAGAGCCGGTGGAGTGGGGTGCTCAGCCACTGCCGTCTGTCCTGTCTGGGCCGCCTGATTTCGGGCTGGGCGGAGTTGGGGCCGCGGCGGGCAACAATCATGCGCTGACCAAGGCTTCACGGGAGTCGGTGTGGGCGCGGTTCATCCACGCGACGCGGCCGGTCGAGAAGGCGATGCGGACGGCCATGCAGCTCTACTTCACGCAGCAGCGGCGGATCGTCGAGGCGAACCTGGACAAGCTGAAAGCGTATCCGCGGCTGCAGCGGGACCTGCTCGCCGCCTACATCCTCTTTCCCATGGCGAAGGAGCAGGAGCGCTTGGCGGGAGCCTCGCGGCCGCTCATCGAGCAGGCGATGCAGGCCGGTGCCACGTTCGGCAGCGCCAGCCTGGGCGAGATCGACTTCGATGTGCTCAATCCGCTGGTGCTCGAGGCGGTCCGCCGACGGGTGGCCTTTTTCAGCAAACGGATCAACGAAGAAACCGCGCGAGCGCTGACCGAGCAGATCCGCCAAGCCCTCCAAGAAGGCGAAGACATCCTCCGCATCGCGGAGCGGATCACAGACGTCTACGACCAGGCCACCGGCTTTCGGAGCCTGCGGATCGCCCGGACCGAGGTCATCAGCGCCAGCAACCGCGGCGCCCTGGCGGCCTATGAAGCCGGCGGGGCGCAGAGCAAGCAGTGGGTGACGGCCGGCGACGAGCATGTGCGGGAAACCCATCAGGCAGCCGAAGGACAAATCGTGGGGCTGCACCAGAAGTTCGTCGTCGGAGGCGCGCTGCTGGATCACCCGGGTGATCCCGGCGGTCCGCCAGAGGAGATCATCAACTGCCGCTGCACGATCATCCCGGTCTTGCGGTAACGACGAGGAGGATGCGATGAGCGTCGCGTGTGACGATGCCCGGGTGGTCCGGGTGCGCTTGGATACGCCGGAAGGCCTGGCCTTGCGGCAGGCGCTGGGCCTGGAGGAGGCCGTGCCGGAGCTGGTGCGAGCCTATTGCCTGGGCGAGTGGAAAGCCGCCGGAGAGGATGGGCAGCGGCCGGTGCTCATCACGACGGATGACGAGGATCGCATGGGCGACGTCATCGTGCCAGCGGGCGCGATCCTCGAGCACTACCGCAAGAATCCCGTGATCCTCTGGGCGCACGACTACACGCTGCCGCCCATCGGGAGCGCCCAGTGGATCAAGAAGAGCGAGCACGGGATCTTCGCCAAGCCGCGCTGGGCCAGCACCGACTTCGCCCAGCAGATCAGGCTGCTGTATGACGAGGGCCACATGCGGGCCTGGTCGATTGGGTTCATCCCGAAGGCCTGGGAGGACATCCAGAGCAAGGACACGGACAAACCCGGGATCACGGGCCGGCGCTATACGAAGTGGGAGCTGCTGGAGTTCTCCGCGGTGCCGGTGCCGGCGAATCCCCACGCGCTCTCGCTGGCGATCAAGAGCGGCCTCCGCGTGAGCATGAGTCTATTGAAACAGCTCGGCCTGCCAGAGAGTGAGGAAGCCGATGCAAAGACGATCGCCCCTATTCCTGCGACCCCGGAGCCGGTCGTGCGCACGCAGCTGCAGCTGCGTGCGGCGGATGTATCGCTCGAGGATCTGCCGTCGTGGAAGGAGTGGTATGGCCTCCACAGTGATGGCTATCGCGAAAGCTTGGAGTGGTGGTTGGAGAAGCCAGAGGGCCAACGCTGGGCTGGCTACGAAATCAAGGCCGATGACGATCGGCCGCCGACGGTCGTGCAGACGCTCATCTTCAGTAAGGAGGTCTTCGAGACCGCCGAGAGCGCGAAGGATTGGGCGAAGGAGCGCGACTACAAGAGCGACAAGGTCGATGAGACCGAAGACAGCTGGCGGCTGCGGCAGCGCGACC